GCGTGTGTCAAATTCTATGTGCGGCGGCCACCACCCTACTGAAACCAGCAGTTCGGCTAGTTGCTTTCGGTAAGTGCCCCGCCCATATGGTTTGGGTTTGTTTGGTCCACCGCTTCAATTTCCATGTCTGGATTATTGTCCAGCCATTGTTTTGCTGTTGGCTCGATCTTTTGACCGCTTAACTTCAACATAAAGTGCGCCCAAAAAACCATGTCCATAACGCCGATTCCTCGGCCGTCAGAAACTTTGCGGTTTTCTTGTTTTTCCCATTCCACAATGCACAACAAATTTGTTGATACTTCGTGAACCTGACCGTTTGGTGTCGGGGTAACTTTTAGTTTGATTTTCACTTTGTCTCCTTGTGTCGGGCCAAGTGATGGCCGTGATTAACTGACGCTTAGCGCGCCGCCAGTAAACGAAAGATCAACCGTTGACAGTTCGCCGAGCGCGCCGTTGATTACTGGCATTGACTCTAGGTAACAATCAGCCAGCGTAAACACTTTAGTTACTGCGCCTTCAATGACGGTTGCAACAACTGTTGTGCGTGTGCCGACTAGAGATGCCAAAGTTTGGTAGGTCTCACTTGCTGCATATGATTGGAACAAGGTCATTGTGCAATCGTTGTTGTACAAGCCACCCGTGTAGGTGCGGCCAGTGTCTGCCAACGTGGTTTTGTCAAGCGATTCGCGCAACTGGGTAAACACGATTCCTGTGCATTGGTCAACGAGCGAAATGCTGTTGACGGTCAATGCCGACAAATTCGAGAGGTAAGTGGTTGTTGCCATGTGGGGTTACTCCTTTGGTTCTTTCTTGATAGTAGATGATTTTTTGACTGTGTCGGTGGATTGCTCAACGATGAAACCGCCGTCAATTAGGGCTTGGATATTGATGCCCTGACTGGGGATAAATTCGTCGCCGACCGTTCCAACCTTTACTGAATTGATGATGTATTTCACAGGCTGCTCGCTTCCATGTTGATAATGACTTCATAACAAGGGTACAACGCGCCGCCAATCTCAATGGATGATGGGCGACCCTCGGTGATGGCCACGTTCTTTCCAAGTAACTGTGCGGTCATGTTCAGCAGTTTGCGTTGTGCGTCAAGGTTGAAAGGCCCGGGAACGATTAGTTGAATTGGAAACTGCAACTGAATCCGCTTGTTGGTCATCAACGGTGTTGTGAACGATGGGGCATTGATGAATACACACGGGGGTTGCATGTTGCGCGGATCAGTAACAATCGTGATGGCTGGGGAAATAGTCCCAAGGGTTGTCGCCAGATCATCAACCGCCTTGTTTAGTAGGTCGGTGTAAGCGGTTGGCATCAAGCCACCTGGGCGCGGGAAATGCCGACTAACTGCATCACCATTGCTGACAATGCAACAGGGGGTTGGCTTCCCATGTCGTTGAACGAACTGAAAGCGTCAACTGATCCGCGTTGACGGTAAAGCGCGCCACCGTACATGATCGTTCCAAGTTTCACATCCTGCGATGGCACTGTGGAAAGGCTGTCGCCTGTGTACCCGCTTTCCTGTCGCCTGCGCCAAATAAAACCGTTTGCCGCTGCCGCACAGATCGTTAGGAACGTTTGATCCCCAGCCGTAGCAGTTGCCAAATACAACCAATCGGCAATGTCATTTGCTGTAATCCATGTGCAGGTTTGCGTATAGGTGACAGTTCCAGTTGCCGCGCCTCGATCAACGTTTGACCCTGTGACCGCAAACAAGACCTGGTTAGGAATTGAAATGAATGGGTCAAAGGTCAGATCGCCTTCGCTGTCAACGCCTGTGAACAGGTATTCAGGGCAATCGTAAACAGTGAACGTGCCATTGAATGGAACGCCTACCGCTGCAACTGTGATGGACTGGCCGACTTCAATTTCCGTTGGGGTCAGTAATTGAAGTACGGCGTAGTTGTCCAGTAATTGCTTGTGTGTAACCGTGTATGTAGCCATGGCGGTTAGGCCGCCTTTCTACTAAGCGACGGTAATTGCTTGGATGAACTGGCTTCCTGCAACCGCGGATGGGTTTTGTGCATCCTGTGCAAACGTTGCAAAGTAACCGTAGTAAGAGAACGTGCGAGCCAAAAGGTCTGGCACTTCGACGCTACGCATTCCCTGCTGGGCTTCGTACAACTCTATGGCTGGGCCATGAACAACAAGCATTGTGTTTGATGCTGCGTTTCCGTCAACAACAATTTCCAAGCCAAGCGGGTTCATTCCCGACCATGAAGTTGCATTGCCAGCGCCAAGGGTGTTCTGACCCATCAGGCCAGGTGCACCAATTGCTGGGAACAATGGTCGCTTGCTGTCATCCAACTGTGCGCCAAGTTTTGCCCATACGTTTGGCGAAACAACCAAGTGGGTAGGGAACAAGTTTGTCGTAGATGAAATGTTTTCTGCGCAACCGTAAATTGCATTCATCAATGTAGTTGCATCGCCAGCGGTAACAGTCCAAGTAAAACCTGAAGCCTGTTTCTGTGAAACGATGTAGTCAATCGCAATGTCATCGGTCTGCTTTAGATATTGTCCTGCAAGGTCATTTAAGATTACGTTCATTGCGGCTGGATCTGTGAAGTCCATTGTCTGTTGTGCAATCTGGATTGATCCAGCAACGGTTTGACGGGTCACCGTATTTGCGGCAAGAACCATGGTCTGTGAAGTGACTGCTGTTCCCTGTGTGGTTTGCTTGCCTGCTGCAGTTGGCGTTGTAATTGATGGGCGCGTGAATGAAATGCCCGAGCCTTGTGGCATTGCGCGTGTACCAAATGCTGCGACAGTTGGGCGAAGGAAGTTGTAGTTCTGGAACACTGGCCCCAAAACTGGAACTGGCAAAAGACCTGGCGTGTCGCTGGTTAAATCCTGCGATACTGCTTCAATTGCTGACTGATTTTTGCGCGCTGCATCGTGGAATGCTGCGTTAACTTTGCGGAAAGTGTCGCCGCCAATGTGCATTGCAGCAAGATATTCACCTGCTGATGGCATACGGAATTCGCGCTTTGTTTCAGCAAATACAACTGGGGAAGTTGGGATTGCTGCTTCGATTGGGGTTTCTACGGACATGGTTTCTTTCTCCTGTTCTGGAACTTCTGATTGAATGTTAGTGATTTCGGTTTCTACTTGTGGGATACTCTCTGGCTCGCTGGCAGCAACATCGGTGATGACTGCACCCGAGAATGCTGGGCGGCCAGTTACCAAACTGATTTCAAGCCAATCGGCAGCCTGGACAACCATCGTTCCGTCATCTTTGATTTTAAATTTTGTTGGATTTACGCCAACAGAAACGCTATCAATTACACCGTCAAGGCTTAGTTGTAGCGCTTCATCGGCGCGGGAAGTCTTGCTAAAACGTGCAGAAAACATCATTCCGTCGCTGGTTTCTACGCGCTCGGTAACAATGCCAACAGCCTGTTCCGAATCGTGGTTAACATAGAGTTTTGGCGCTTTGCCATCAGTTGGCAGACTGCCTGCTTCAAATATGACTTTTGTTCCGTCGCTGACAGTTGCGGCAACACCGTAAGGAACGGCCACGCCTGAAACTGTGCGGGATGGTACGCCCTCAACTTTTGATGCGTCAAGGGTAAGGTCGTGCGAAATTAGTTTCAACATGTTTCTAGTCTGACTCCATAGTTGGTGTTTGTGGTGGATTCATTTCCTCGTATTCGCCCATCTCTCCAGCGACCATTTCCGACAGGTACGATTCCACGTCAAATTTGACAATTGTTCCTTGTGGCAAAACGTTATTCATTGACAATGTTTGTTCAATGGCCAGCATGTATGAACGGGCTGCAAAAACGAGCAGATCCATTCGAGCGCCCTGGTTGGATTGGTAACTGTACGAGCCGATGGAATTTCCGTTGAGGAAAAATGGCACGTTGCACATTCTGGCCGCCTCTTTGGACTGGTACTCCGCGGCTTCGTTCAACATCATTTTTGATGCGTCAACATCGGTTGGTTGCCATTCCACAAACTGGTTGATCGCTGCAATCTGGTTTGTTTTGCGCGCCTGCTCAAATGACTGTGCCAAATCAGAAAGTTCTTGTGATGAAAGCGGTTCGCCAGTTGTTCGCAAAACCCCGGCAGGAAGTGCAGAACTTGCGTTGCGTAAACGTGCTTGTTCTAGTGCCAGCGATGTTGCGATGATTTGTTCTGACTGGTACAGGATGCCTTGATTGCCACCGATAATTTGGATTACATCGTCGGTTGGTAGTTGCGCGCCTTGGAAATAGATTTCGTTTGATTTACCGAAAGCGAAAACTGGCCCAGACATGTCGAGGGTGTTCACCATTGCGGCAGGCAATCTTGTAAACGATGCAGGCATTCCGTCGCTAGTCCTGCTGCTAACCCAAAGGAAGCACCTACCGAAAAACATGAGGTCATCAAGAACCCAAGACATGAACGCGGAATAAGAAAGTTGTGGGTCTGGCTGATGCAACCATGATCGAGGGGCAATCTTTTCGTCAACAAGTTCTTTTTCTACATCATCCCAGCGCCTGCGATACATGCACAACGGCGTTGATGCCAGAACTGATGCGATCAAGTCGCGACTGCGATTTATAGTTCCTACCTGCATTGCTTTATCGCGTTGCGTGCCTTGAATGTAGGAATAGTATTCGCCGATAGATTGCGCGCCTGAACCGTTGCCCGTGTAGTAAGTGCCACCTGCTGCCGCTTGAACCTTTGGTTCGTCTTGTGAGATTGCGGCTTTTGTGATGCCTTTTTTGAACAGCGCCATGGTTTTAGTTTCTCATATCTGTCGGAAGTTAGGTGGCATTGACCCTAAGACATATCCAATCCCGACGAAAGGTAAGCAAGGGTCAACGCCGATATGACATTACCGAT